AAAAACTCAGCGAGTCGACTGTCCTTCGCATGTATTCCTTTTTCCGACGTCACGAAGTAGACAAGGAAGCGGAAGGATTCCGACCAGGCGAGGAAGGTTATCCATCAGCAGGACGTGTCGCATGGGCGGCATGGGGTGGCGATGCTGGATATCGCTGGGCGACAGCTGCACGGAAGGAAATCCTAAAGCGCATGGCGCCAAAGGAGAACGGGAAGTCATATCATCCGTACTATGGTTACGAGCTAACAGAAGCCGATGCCTGACATCTATCAAGTCAATGAGCGGTATCGGAACCGCCTTCGTGCTCGCGAAGATTCCGCTCTCGCTGAGATGCGACGCACGTATGGCGTCCTGCAAGCAGACAACCTCCAGCGCCTCGAGGACATAACACAGGCAATCGAGGAGGCACAGGCAGCAGGCGAAGATGTCACGGCACTGAATGATTACCAGATGCGACTCGCTGCACTCAATGAGCAGATGGCGAGACAGGTCTCGGAGTTTGCACCGCGAGCGACCGACATCGCCAGCAACGGACAACGAAACGCGATTCAACTATCTCTCGACATGCAGGAGGACCTCGTCCGTGCTGTGGCTGGTATTCCTGATTCGGTCAGCATGACCATCGATCTCAATTGGAACCGACTACCAGTCGAAGCCATCACGAATGTGGTTGGATTCGCCGCTGATGGTTCACCGCTGGCGTCACTCTATGAAGCCATCGGACCATTCGCACGCGACCATGTCACGATAGGCGTGGCGCAGGGTATGAACCCGTTACAGGTCGCTCGACGCATGGCACGGACGTATGAAACGCTGGCACCATCGAGAGCTGCAACCATCGCACGAACAGAGATGATTCGGGCAAACCGCGAAGCACAGCGACAGACATTCGAGGCGAATCTGTCTATCGTTCGTGGCTGGTCTCGCGTGTCTGCTGGTGATGTGAACGTGTGTCCCGTATGCTGGGCGTTGCATGGCGAACCGAATCCTGTTGCAACAATCGTTCCATCGCATCCAAACTGTAGGTGTACGATAGTCCCAATCACTCCGACATATGCCGAACTCGCTGGGCTTGACCCGGACGCATTCGACGAAGTGCCGGAACTGCCGACACGCGATGAGCAGTTTATGATGCTGACAGAAGAACAGCGTCGACAGGTGCTCGGACCTGCGCGGTATAGGATGTGGGAAACAGGAACATCATTGTCGGACTTTGGTAAGGTCGTTCCAAACGACTTATGGGGTCCACAGGCTGTGGTTGTTCCACTGAGGGATTTATAAATGCAGACACTGGTGAACTTCGGGAGTGCGATCAAAGCGGACGATTCCGGTCGTGTGCGTGGTTACCTGGTACGCTTCGGCGGACAGGACCTCGAGGGCGATTTCTTCACTCCACAGACCGACTTCGGTCGACCGATGAAGTCAGGTGATCGTGTTCCGATGAACCTCTATTATCATCACGGGCAGGACCGAACAATCGGCAAGTCGCGAATCGGTACCGGCTACATCACCATGGACGACAAGGGTCTCTGGTACGAAGCTCAAATCGAAATGGCTGACGAATATCAGAAGATGATTGCCGACCTCGCAAAGTCTGGCAAACTTGGATATTCCTCCGGCGCCACAGGTCACATGGTCGAGCGCAAGAAGTCTACTGATGGACGCTACGAAATCACACGATGGCCAATCGGTGAGGCATCGCTCACACCGACACCAGCCGAACCAATGAACATGGTCAAGTCGCTTAAGGACATGTATGGCGAGATGGAGGGAGAAGGTATGGAAGAGGAAGAGATGATTATCCCTGTCGCGCCAGGAGAAGACGTGTCTACATTCGTTGAATCGGTCTACGGCGATCTCGACAAGGAGATGGTCCATGAAGGACTCGAAGCGCTCTACGAGCGTCTGTGTGCAGGTGTTACAGCTGCATATGACAGTGGACTCGGCAGCGGACATGTGGATGCAATCATCGACGCATTCGCCAGCCGTGCGAAGGAACTGAACAGCAAAGTGAAGGACCCGGCAGCGGAAGCACAAAGCCTGAAGGCTATGCTCGAGCGTCCTACGTCCATCCGGGAAGTGGAGCGACGTCTGCGGGATGCAGTGCGTCTCTCACGTAGCGAGTCGACAAGATTCGCCAAAGCCATCTGGGCTGAGCTTGGGGAGCAAGCGGTCGAGACGGAACAAACCATCGTCGAATACTCGAGTGATGTGGAAGAAGCGAAGTCCGCTCTCCTCCGCGAACTCATGATCTTGGAGTTAAGTCAATGACAATCGAACAACTCGAAGCACAGCGCCAGTCTACTATCGCTGCTGCGAAGGAAGTCCTCATCAACGGTGGAGACATGGCTGAAGCCAATCGCCTCCATGCAAATGCAAAGTCTCTCTCTGAGCGCATCGATATGCTCAAGGAGTTTGGCAACGTACCTGCGCCAGTCGCATCCGAAGCGCCTAAGCCTGAGCCATGGAAGTCTGGCGGTGTAACCCGTAATCCATTCCCCGGCACACGCGAAGAGGCAAACTGGAAGGCATACGCATTCGGACAGTGGGTCCGCGGCGAAGTCCTCGGAAACGCTAAGGCTGCACGATGGTGCGCTGAGAATGGCGTCAAGGCACAGACCGAAGGCGACAACGGACAGGGTGGATACACTGTTCCTGAAATCGTTTCGTCCAGCCTGATCTGGCTCCGTAACGAATTCGGTGTAGCACGCCGCTACAGCCGCATCTATCCGATGACATCCGATGTCCTCAATGTCCCGAATGCAAGCACATCCACCACGACTTATTATCCTGGTGAAGCCACTGCAATCACTGCATCCGACATCGCATTCACGCAGGTCGCACTCGCAGCCAAGAAGCTCGCCATCCTGACCATCGTGTCCAAGGAACTCAACGAGGATACCGTCATTGACTTCGGTGCAACACTTGCACAGGACTTCGCTTACGGTCTCGCACTCGCTGAAGACGCAGCTGCATTCCAGGGTGACGGCACTTCGACCTATGGATCCATCACTGGAATCATGCCACGAATCAAGGCTCTCTCCGGAACCTATTCGAGCATCGCATCCATGGTCGTTGGACCTGTTGGAACTGCTTCGGCATTGTCTGCATTTACATTGGCGAACTGGCAGAGCATGGTCGCAAAGTTACCACAGTATGCAACCGCTCCACGCTGGTACATGCACAAATCCGTGTTCTACAACGGCTGTGCTGACAAGCTGATTGCACTTGGTGGAAACTCCATCATGGACATCCAGAATGCATATGGTCCTGAGCCAACGCTGTTCGGTATTCCGATCTCGTTCGTTCAGAACATGCCATCTGCACCAGCTGCAAACCGGACACTCGCAGTTCTCGGAGACCTCTCCAAGGGTGTCGCGTTCGGTGATCGTCGTGGTGTGACGGTCGAAGTTTCCGATCAGGTGAAGTTTGTCGAGGATGCTCTCACGTTCAAAGCGACGGAGCGCTACGCTTTCAACGCCTTCGACGTCGGAAACGTCACGGCAACCGTCGCCGATCAGGTCGCTGGTTCGCTCATCGTTCTTCAGGCTGCCGCTTAGTAGGCTGTCTGACTCTCGCAGTCAAGGGGAGCGGGATACCATTCCCGTTCCCTTTTTGTTTTACTAGGAATCGCTCATGCCACTCACACGGACTCAAGCACTTGAACGCCTCGCATGGATGGTCGCAAGCGACCAATATCCACAGCTCGATTCGACTGCACTTCAGCAGCTCATCGATGACCACGCACGCTGGTCTGTCTGGACTGCTTCCACAGCCTATGTCGTCGGCGACATTGTGATTCCGACCGTGGCGAATGGTCGACTGTATCAGTGCGTCATCGCTGGCACTTCAGATTCCACTGAGCCACAGTTTCCACAATGGACGCAGACGCTGAACTACACGGTAAACGATGGAAGCGGCGATCTCCTGTGGCAGGACATCGGTCCTGCCAATAATGAACGATACGACATCCGCTCAGCTGCACGACAGGGATGGATTCGCAAAGCATCCAGCATCACGCATCTCATTGATGTAAAGGATGGTCAAGTCGATGCAAAAATGGCGGCGCTCCGTGAGCACTGTCTCGACCAGGCTAAGCGATACAGCCCGATGGTGTTCGTATGATTCCGCCGGCCTACGCTTCGGCGCTCAAGAACGCCATACAGGCATATGCATACGGTGACCGTGTGCAGATCTGGCGTAACGTGAACCAGCCTGACGGCATCGGAGGCATCAGCCAGCACTGGATACAGGTCGCTGAGATTCGCGCCACAATCGCCAACACAGGAGACACTGAGGGCATTGTCGGAGGCATGATCGAGCAGGCTGGCACATGGATGCTGACCTGTTCGCCTGATGTCGAGATAAAGGCAGATGACAGAATCTACACCAGCGGAAATCCACAGAACCTCGCGCCATATTACGAAGTCATCGGAAGCGATTGGGGCCACACGAATCAGGTGAGCCAGACCATCGCTCTCCGCTCACGCTCAGACGGTTAACTGACTGCGTGATGCGAGATGCGTCAGTGTGCCACCATATTAGAGTGAAGATGTACAGTGGAGTGATGGCATGACAGTCGAGGTCGTTGTAGCGTTAATTGGACAGCTTGTCCTGGTATTAGGAGCCGTCATCGGAACCTATACGAAACTACAGGTAAGCATCAATGTGCTTACGGTGAAGCTCGAGAACGTGAATGCCACATTGTCGGGACAGGCACAGGAAGTGCGACGCATCGAAGAGCGCCTCGGTAAGCTCGAGAGTCGAGTCGCGATGATCGAGGGGAGTTTGCAAAGATGAATTCAATATCTATTCCGCGTCTGCTGGTTGTTGTCCTGGTTGCATTCACTGCTTCCTTTACAACCGTATTCGGCGATGGCATTAGAACATCCGAAGCAAAGGATGTTGCCGAGCTTGGAGCAGTGATGGCACTGTACGGGTCTAAAGCTGTAGCGGCTGGTGTCTCTGCTGCGATGAGTGCTGCGCTCGGATTCCTCACGATGCCTTTCAAGGGTGTGCAGGCGAACAGCCTGAAGGTGGGCAAATGAATCTTCAAAACTTTAGGATTGAAAAAGAACCTGCGCCTTCTACAGACTGGCGAGTCTTTGGTGATATCGAGGATGACAACGGCAATATCCTTGGTACTTTTGGGCAGGATGGAACCAGCGTCAATGTCTGGTGGGTAACGCAGGATGTAGGTTTTCAAGCAGGTATTGTGCAGCAGTTTGCAGTGATTATGGCGCAACAGATTGTGGCGGGGACAGCTGAATAATGGCTACTTATTATGTAAGACCAGACGGTAATGATTCAAATACTGGGCTGGGTTCAACAACCGGGCTTGCATGGAAAACCATACAAAAAGCATTGGGAGCCACAGGCATTGGTTCAGGTGATACGATCTATATTGCACCTGGGACATACGTAGAACAGGTAACAGTCGGTGGTACATATTCTGTTGCAACCAGTATCATTGGTGACCCATTATGTACACAGTTTGCAGATGTCACTTCCGCTCCTGTGCGCCTGAGTGCATTCATTTCAGATTCAAATGCCCCAACATTTACATCAAATCAGTTAGTGGCTACTAGTAAAAATTACCTACAATTTAGCAATATATTGTTTGATTTAGGTAACTCAACAACTGGTAATGCAATCAGTCTCACAAACTGTCGATACTGGTTATTTGAAAAATGTGCTTTCATTTCTAATACGTTGGCAAATAACAACGCTGCTTCTCTTTATATTTCTGGGACTGGCACGACCGCTTTTGATTTCACAATAAACAGATGTATTTTTGCTGGTAATGCATATCCAATTTATTGGACAAAAACCGGATCTGTTACGGATACAACTAAAGTAAGCAATTGCTTATTCACGATGGGTGCCATCATCAACTATCACACACAGGTCTTGTACATAAATAACACATTTAACCGGAGTGGTATTTTTACAGGTGGTAATGCCTCTGCGAGTTTTCCACTAGGTGTTTACAATAATCTGTTTACAAATACTCCTACAGGGACAGTTTTGAATACATCTGTGAGTGGTTCAATAGTTGAAAACTACAATCGATTTATAGCGTGTGCTACTCCAAGGGCGAATGTATCGGTAGGTGCAAACTCAAGTGATGTCGGTATTTTAGGTGTTAGCCACGGGTATGAACTTCTTGTTGGATTGCCATCTGTGCAGTTTTTCGGAAGCCTATCAAGCACTCCAAATGCAAACTTTGGAACTACCACTAACGCCAGTGTTTCCGATATGTTTGGTGTGACGTGGACTGGAACAAATCCTGATTCTGGCTCTGTGACATACAGGAACATCGGAGCTGTAGGGCAGTACGTCCCAACCGAGCGTAACGCATCCACTATCACAATTGCTCCCGGAAGCACCTTACAAAGCATCGAACTGTACCTAGGTGCTACAGGACTGACAGCCTCTACTTCTGGTCTTACAGCCCGCTACAACAGAACACGCACAGCAAGCGTATCAATCCCGCTGGTAGCCCGTACAATTGCACAGGCGTGGACAGCAGGCGGCTTTGCGGAAGTAGACGCTACCAATATGCCGGGCGTGTATCGCCTTGACGTACCCGACGCTGCACTGGCTGCAGGCGCTGACGATGTGACAATCGTGGTGCGTGGTGCATCTGGTACAAACGGTGCGGTGATGACAATCAACCTTAAGTCTGCTGGGCTGTCCGAAGCTCAGACCGC